CATCCTTGCCCAGAATTCAAGGTACGAGAATATCGTGCTGATGCACGATTACCACCTATTTGACGCAAGCTGGTATGAGGAGTTTAAGTCATTTGGTACGGACTGGGATATTTGCTCATGCCCGCAGTATCTAATAAATGGAGCCAGAAATCCTATGGACTGGTCTCTCTGGGACAAGCCTAATCACGGTCGGGCATGGTCACTTGACTACAACGACTGGACCCAAACTCAGTACATGTATATATCGGGCGGTTTTTTTATAGTAAAAAAACATGTGATGATTGAAGAACCTCTTGACGAATCACGTGGATGGAACGAAGCAGAAGATGTTGAGTGGTCAATGCGAGTCCGCGACAAGTATGTAATGAAATGCAATGGAAAAAGCATTGTTCGTCACAATAAATGGCACAGGCACGCAGGACCTAATCCAGATGAAAAATAACTTTCTTATTATCTTTGACCTTGATGGAGTTTTAATTGAGTCAAGAGAAGTCCACTATGATTCTCTCAATATCGCCCTGAGCAGGGTTGGAAAAGAATACATAATTTCCCAAGAAGAGCATCTGTCAAAATACGACGGATTAGGGACGACAACCAAGCTAAAGATGCTTACAGAAGAAAAAGGTCTTCCGGAATCAATGCATCAACAAGTCTGGGAAGATAAACAAAAAGCAACATTGAAGATACTTGCAGACTTCCCAAAAAACTATGTAGCGATTGACATAATGCAGACCCTCAAGGAAAAAGGGTGGCGGATTGCTGTTGCCTCAAATGCCATAAGAGACACCGTGATAACGGCGCTTGACGCAATCGGGGTACTTAAGTATGTGAGCTACATCATGAGCAACGAGGATGTAAGGAACCATAAGCCACATCCAGAGATGTACTGGCAGTGCATGGTCTCGCTGGATGCAAGCCCAGCAAATACTATAATTATTGAGGATTCACATGTTGGCAGAGAGGGAGCGCTCAGCTCTGGAGCAAACCTCCATGCAATCAAGAATGCTGATGACCTTATTAAGGAGCGCCTACTACGCTTCGTTGAAGAAATTGAGACAAGGGGCAAAAAGCCTGTTGCATGGAGGAATGAAAAGATGAATGTTTTGATACCGATGGCGGGGGCTGGTTCACGCTTCGCACAGGCTGGTTATACATTTCCAAAACCATTGATTGAGGTAAATGGCAAGCCAATGATTCAGGTCGTAGTTGAGAACCTAAATATTGATGCTCATTTTATTTTCTTGGTGCAAAAAGAACACTACGAGAAATATAACTTAAAACAAGTCCTAGGTCTCATTAAGCCTGGGTGCGACATTGTTTTGGTTGATGGAATGACAGAGGGGGCCGCATGTACAACCTTGCTGGCATCTGGATTGATTGATAATGAGGAACCATTATTGATGGCAAACTCCGACCAAATAGTTGAGTGGAGTAGCAATGATTGCTTGTATGCATTTGGAGCCGAGGGTATTGACGGTGGAATCCTCACGTTCAAGGCGACCCATCCAAAATGGTCTTATGCAAAGCTCGGTGATGATGGTCTTGTAACAGAGGTGGCAGAAAAAAATCCAATTTCAGACAATGCAACGGTTGGCATTTACTACTGGAAGCACGGCTCGGATTATGTCAAATATGCAAATCAAATGATTGAAAAAGATATTAGAACAAATAATGAGTTCTATGTCTGCCCGGTATTTAATGAAGCAATCCAGGACGGTAAAAAGATACGAATTAAAGAAGTCCCTAAGATGTGGGGAATCGGAACGCCAGAAGACCTCAATTACTACTTAGAGAACAACAAATGAAATCTATAATTGTTGAGGTCGGTGCAAACTATGGAAATGACACAGCGCATTTTATCAATGATAAAAATAATGAAGTCTGGGCCTTTGAGCCAACCCCAGAACTAATAGAGCATTTGTCAAATAGGTTCAAGGAGGATAGCAATTTCCACCTTATTGGCAAGGCGGTAGATATTGAGGAAACAACAAAAGTTTTCAATATTGCTGGTGGCGGAGATTGGGGGTGTTCTTCTCTGTACGAATTTGCCGATGATATTCACGAGAAATGGGAAGGTAGACCAGACTTCCAGGTAACCCACACTGCCGAAGTTCAAACAACAAGACTTGATACTTTCATAATTGACAATGGAATTGAAAAAATTGACTACCTATGGGTTGATGCTCAGGGTAACGATTTTAGAGTTTTGAAGAGCCTTGGCGAAAAAATAGGGATTGTTTTAAAGGGCAAGTGCGAAGGCGCTTATACAGTCGACCTATATAAAACTCAAGAAAACAGAGTAGAAGATATCGTCGCTTGGCTAGAGGCAAATAGTTTCTCATGTAGTGTTGTCCCTGACAATGTAGGCAAGGAAGCGGACATCCATTTCACAAGGATTTTATGATTTATATATCTCATAGAGGCAATTTAAACGGCCCAAAACCAGAACTTGAAAATAATCCACAATACATAGAGGCCGCAATAGCCAGTGGATTTGATGTTGAAGTTGACCTGTGGGCTAATGATTCTGGACTTTTCCTTGGACACGACGGACCCCAGTATTCCGTACCAAAAGAATGGTTAATTGATAGAACTAACCAAATATGGATTCATTGCAAAAACAAAGAAGCGTTGAGTTTTGCAATGCAACACGATTTACATTGTTTTTTTCACGACACAGACGATTACACGATTACAAGCAGGGGTTATGTTTGGGCTTATCCGGGCAAGAAATCAACCTCAACTAAATGCATTAAAGTTTTACCAGAACTTTCTTGGTGGGAAATTAACTCTGGCTGGAAAACCCAATTCGCCGGTGTCTGTTCAGACTTTATTGCAGAGCTGAATAAACCAGAAATAAAAACACCCGATTCACCAGTATTCAAACCAATTGATTACGATAAGCATTTTGTAATCGGAACACCACTAGTAGCCTGGAAGTGTGATGCAAAAGAGCATCTTGATTGGCTTGCAGACAAAGTAGAAATTTCAAGAAGATTCCCAAATGTTAAGTGGTTTGCTGCCTTTGAGTTAGACAATAGGGGCATAGAGCCATTTGCCGAAGTAATCGAAGCGTTACGAGAAGTCAATGGAGATTACTGGACATACTCAATAAACGATATGCAGGCTCAAGTTAATTCTGGAAATAGATGGATTCGAATAGAAACAGGCAGAAACCTTATAAGAGAGTTTGCTCAAAGACACAGGGTGACCAGCGGGCATCACTGGGGAGAAAGCTGTACGGAATTGAACTATGGGGTGGTTAATTATTCCGCAGTTCTATATATAGATTCTGATATGTCTCTTGATGCTTCAACAATAGAAAAAATGCTTGAGGTAAATAGGCCGTTGGTCGGAATGGACGTTCCCGCATACTGCCTATCTGGAGCCATCGTTAATGAGAACCCAAGAATTGAGGAGCACTGGAATACGGCTGGAGCACTGCTGGTTAATGCCCCTGCTTTCTACGACCTTCCATGGTCGCACAATGCGTATCTGAACCTCAGCGATGACCCAACTTTCCAGTCAATGGCAGAAAGGCTATTGCGCAGGGAGGGTCCAGAAACACTGGACACAACATACGGAATGACATGGGTTAGAAAAGACGGGCAAGCAAAGCACAATGGAAGGCTTGAGCCTGTGGAGAATAGGTCAATAGCCGATAGGTCTATCTAGTATTGAAACATTAATACTTATTTTTTTATATCTTTAGTTTCTATATCTGAGGCTAATGTTCCGCCAAATATTTTTGAAATAGAAGGTAGGCCAATATCCGAGATACGTCTTGCAACAGGCTTTACTAGCTCCGTAAGGCTGTCTGTTGAGTTTGGGGTCAGTGTAACGGTATATGGTTTGGGCTGATTTTGCTGATTCATAATCGCGCGCATACGGTCTACTTCTGACTGTAGCGCTTCTATTTTTTGCGTCAAATCCGCAATCGAATCCTGTGTGTCTCTGTTGTTGTCCATTGCAAAATACTATCTTATTTTGCTTTGAACTCGGCCCAGGTTTTGTCACCTACACCAAAGTACTCACGAGCATAGCCAGACTGGATTATGTCTTTATTTAGACAAGCCGTAGATGGGTCTTCTATTTTGTCCGAGCTATATATTTTTGCAAGAACACGTCCATACTTGTCATTTTTGTCTGGGATTGTATTTACGAAAACCCATTTATGATTCGTCAGCCAATCCTTAGTGAATGACTTAGCCTTTAATCCCAATTCTTTTTCTGCAAGGTCTTTCGTTCTTGATTCAGGAGTGTTGACTCCGTATAAGCGAACACGAATCTTGTGATGCACGCTGAACCCTAGGTCGACCATAAGGTCAACGGTGTCGCCGTCTACGACATTAAGGACAGTAGCTCCATACCAAAATCTTTCCATTATTTTTTAACCTTCTTTATCATTCCATCAACTATTCCACTTACAACACCATCAGGTATGACCGCAAATCTGCATCTGCCATTTGGCTCAACGCTTTGGGCGATTATTTTGCACGAACCGTTACCTTCGTATAGAGCACAATTTGCGCACTTAACTCCTATTTGAGCAACTTCATTTTCTCTTGCGTCAACATAGCCGGCCCATATACCTGTTTCGTCTTCATTGAACTTCCCATACTTCTGGGCAATTTTCAACAATGAATCAGCCAACTCTGCTTCTTCGGCCGCAAGTTTTGGTTTTGGCTTTTCTTTTTCCATCTCAACAAGAATTGAGCTTTCGCCGTTTACCAAGCTTTGTATAAGTTTTAAAATTGGATTGTCCATACTCTCATTATCCCATATAAAGCAAAAACCCCGCTCAAACCTTTCGGAATGAGCGGGGTTTCAGCTTAATAGCTTGTTATCAGCTAGGTGCGTTGTCGAAGTTAATCTTCACGAACGCCTCTGGACGCTTGACAGCAAGTGCCAAACGCTGTTCAGCCAAGATGACAACTGCGTTTCTTACGAAGAAGTCGCTGTGCTGTTCGCTGATGCGAATCGATGCCTGCTCACGGTCATACAACTGTGCTCCGGTACCGAATGCTCCAACAAGTGCTGTGCCTTCTGCGATTGCTGGTGTCTCCACGACTGGGATTCTCCATACTCTTGGCTCGCCGCCGAGAGCTACGGAAATAGCGACCAAGTACTGGCCGTTTTCATCCTTTGTCGTTTCAATCTTTTCCCAGTCAAGCGGGTTAAGAACAACGCCAGTTGGCTCGTAGTATGCCAAGAAGGACAATGTTGCAGCACGACGAATCGCATCTGCCATTGTGTCTGCCACTGGCAATGTTTCGCCATCTGACCAGTCGTAGCTCTGGATACCCGAGGTCTGAAGAACACCAGTAAGGTTTTCGCCAGTTCCATCGCCATTGAGGATTTGTGAGTCTTCCTGAAGACGGAGACCGTACATCAACTCGTTGTCGATGATTGAGCGTAGTTGTGGCTCATCGGCAAGAACGTTTCTGTGTGCTGCTTCCCAGTGGGCAAGCGTGCGTACTGGAGCCTGTTGGCCAACAAATACAAAGCTTGACTGTGGCTTTGGACCAAAGTTGTTACCTGAGCGCTCTGCAACAGACGATGCACTGTTTGTACCGCCACCAGTTGACGTGAAGCCAAGGTGCTGGAAGTATTCAATGACAGCTGCTGAAGTTGTGCGGACTGGGAACAAGTCACGAACACGCTTGGTACGCATTGGAGGCGTAACAATTGCATCGCGCTGAATGGTTCCGAACGAGCTAGGAGTGCCTGATGGCAATGCCGAGTAAACGTCCTTAACACCGTAGCCAGTTAGCGAAGCATTCATCTGGAAAGCTGATGGCATGTTTGCGCCATTCTTTCCACCCTGAAGCGACTTGAACTCAGCCGAGTTAACGAATGCGTCCCCAACACTCACACGACGCTCTGATTGTGACATCGATGCGCCTGCTGCTGCAGCTGCTGCTACAGAGTCAGATGATTGTTGCGAGCCCCATTCCTGGACACCCTTCATTGACTCAAGGCCCTCGATGAGGCTCTTGATTTCGCGAATGTCGCCCATGTTCTTATCAAAGGCTGACTTCTGCTCTTGCGACACAACAACTGTACCGTTGTCAACTCTGAATGAGTCAGCAATCGTCTTGTTGTCGGCCATTTTTTCTCTGAGAGCTCCTTGGAGTTCTCTTAAACGTGAATCGTCGAATGACATTTTTTTCTCCTGTTTGGAATTTTGATTTTGAAATTGTTTGCGTCAACACTGCTCAGGTAAGCACCCAGCGTCTTATGCCTTAGTTACAAATTTAACACGCCAAAAAGTAATGTAGGGAATGTACATCACTAGGATGGTATGTCAATTATTGCGCCAATTTTTTTGGCTTCAGCAACGCTTGAATTAGCCATTTTTAGCCATTCCCTATTTTCCTCACTATCAGCAAGACCGGCTTCCTCAAGTGAGTATCCATTTATTGCAGCCATCAAAAGAGCCTCGATTGGGGTTATCCCTTGACGTGCCTTTGGATTGCCGTAGCTGTTCATTTTTGACATATGTGAATCCTATCAGTTCGCTTAATTTTTGTTGAAGTTGGCAAAATCAAACAGTTTTGGGTCCATTATTTCGAGTTGTTCATTTATTGCACGTCTGGCAATCATCACTGGATTCATTGGGTCGCCTGTTGTGTCATAAATGAATAGCTCATCAAAGAACGGGTCTAGACTAGGAAGCTGGAAGTATAGGTTTCTATTTATTGCTGGAGGAATCCAGTCCGGAACCATTCTTCCAGTTCTTTCAAATCTTTCTTTGTTTCTCTGAGCGATAACATCATCTGGTGAGAAGAAGTAGTGTGCAACTATTTTATAACCGGAGTTTTTCCAGTCAATAAGGTCACGATTACCATCATTGAACTGTCCACTGGTGTCGTATGTAATATCAACACCTTCAGACGCAGCTCTTCTCATCAATGATGCTGCTATTGCTCTCGACTCTGAGTGAGTAAGATTTGCAGCATCAGGGAGTCTTTTTTCAAACCAGTAACGAGCTTCTGGCATAATCATTTTTGCATCGTCTGGGTCAACAACAACAGCATCCTGGTACGACGGTATTCCTGAAAAATTGGTGCTTCTTGCAACTGTTTTGCCGGTTCCAGAAGACCCACCAAGAACAAAAACAGTAGGTTGCTCTGTGTCATCTCTCAGTT